GGCGGGATCAATCACCATCATATGTACGGGCAGGCCGGCGCGGCGCGGCGGGCCTTCCATCTCGATCAGTACGAGCCGCGTCAGCCAGTAGATCGCGGCGGCAAAGACGCCGAGATTGTGCCAGTAACTGTTGTCACAGGCTTGACGCCACAGATCGTCTTCAAGGAACAGGCAGGCGCCCTGACAGAGCGGCAGCACCGGGCAGTTACCGCATTCTTGCCGGGTCGACCAGTGATAGGCCGTGTCGAGGCGGATATCCTGCACCGCCTCGACATGACCGATGCGATGCTTGGTATCGGCCGACATATTCTGGCAGGTCAGCGCATTGCCCTTCAGGTCAACTGCAAGTCGGGCCGGATCGTCCATGCCGCATTTCTGGCCGAGCGCAGCAGCCGGTCGGCCTTCCGCCAACTGGCGGAAAAAGCCGTTGATCTTGTCCCGGATCGTGCTGACCGACATCGACTCGCCACGCACCGCTTCCCAGAAGACGGCATCCATGAAGGCGCGGCCTTCCGCTTCGTTGCGCAAGGAAAGCCGCTTGCCGCTTTCGTCGTATGGCAGCAGCACTTCTTCGGTGACCATGGGCAAATCCGCTTCCGGTACGTCAAGCGCGGCCGCGATATGCCGGCGCGCCGCTGTCAGCGACATGTTGCGACGGTGCAATACCGCGTTGAAGCTGACGCGATGCTGCGGTGCCAGCCGGTCATAAAGTAGCCGTAGCATGGCGCGCTTGTGCGGATCATTCAGCGGATCAGGGCCGCGGTATTTCATCGCCGGGCCGTCATGGCTGATGCCAATACCGAACCCTAAGCGATCAAGCCAGTCGATCTTGGATTCATCCAGCAGCGAGCCATTGCTCACCATGCCGAAGCTGGCCCGCGGAAAGCGGACGCGAAGGGCTTCGGCCAGCGGCTTCAGCGTCTTCCAGTAGACGAAAGGCTCGCCGCCCCAGAATTCGATCCGCTGCGGTTCGCCCACCAGCCAATCGGACAGCGTGGCAAGGAAATGGTCGACATCGGCCGGATCGCCCTGGCTGTCATGCGGCTGATGCGCCTGGTTGCAATACTGGCAGCTGTAATTGCATTTCAGACCGAGCTGGATTTTCAGCACGCGCACCTGTCGCTGCTTGCCGGCCGGCAGGGTCGGATGCACCGGAAAGGCCGGCTGCCATGCGCACGGCGTATCCGTATAACCCTGACCAACACCGCTGAGATCGAGCGGCACGCGATCATCCCAGCAGAGGCTTGCGGCCTGCGGAGACCAGAAGGCGGTGCGGCGAAAGCCCTGCGGACCGGCGAGGACAAGACGATAGAGCGGCGACATGACGATGCTCCACTAAAAGAAGGGCTCCGAATGACAAACGGGCTCAAACGATGGTGACGATCTTCTCGTCGACGCCACTGTAATTGCGCCAGCCGACCTTCAGCTTGATCTTGTCACCAGCATTTAGGCCTAAGGCCATCAGCGGGAAGCTACCGATGCCATGACTGATGTCGACCTGGCGCTGCGGCAGATAGCCGGCATTGCATTCGAGATAGACCTTGGTCTCCACATCATCGACCAGCGTGTCGGTGTTCTTGCTGAACATCTCGATGCTGTACGTCGCCGTATGACCAGCCTCAATGGTGTCGGGACCGGACAGACGCAGCGAGGCGAAGAGCGCCTTGAAGCCATAGAGCGGTTCGAGATCGTTAGCACCTAGAGACATACCGGTAGGCGGCATTGTCCGATGGTTAAGGAAGTTGTGAATGCATCCAAAGGCTGGATTGTATTTCAGTACAAAAACACAGTTGGAAAAATCCTGACGTGCGAATGGCACGTGCAGCATCATCAAGTTTATTTCCTTCCGTGCGATCATCAGCATATGTCTATGCTCCCGACTCGCCTGAGTCGCCAGATACCGATTGAACGGCATTGACAGCCGACCGTCGCGCGTCGCATTGAATGCCCAAGTCGCATGATCTGACCAAGCGACAGATCCCAGGATGTTCAAGTCTATCTTGAAGCCAACCTGACTGATTGGTTGCAGGAATAGATTGCGAGCACGCATGCCGGCACTACTCCGCCCCCCCAGCGCTTCGGCAGGAATCCAATGCTTTTCTCTGATCGCATGCGATGGGCTTAGATCAGAATCGATTTCGAAGGGCTCGGCATGACCGCCATAGATGGCCACGGCCTCCTCAACAGGCATTACTGAGCTAATGAGGGCGTCTTCGCTAAGTCTCCAAGTACGCATCGTAATTTGGTCGACATCTACCTTTGACTCGACCACGAATGGGGCCCGTAAGCCTGCCCAGAGAAAATTGCATCGTTGGAACAACGCGCTCATCCGAACCTCCCGCTTATTTGCAGTTCGTGCAGTTTGAACAATCGCAATTGCAATTGCAGTTGCAGTTGCAGTTCGAGTAGCAGTTGGTCTGGCCGCAGTTGCAGTTCTTCCAGTCGCGCCGCTGCACGTCGAATCCCACTTCAGTGCGCAGCAGGTAATAAGACCCGTAGATGCGCTCGTTGGTCTGGCTGACCGGCTGATTGGTGGTGGAGGAACCGCCGGCGAAGTCGTAGCCCGGATTGCGGTAGGCAATGCCCAGCCCCCAGCTCCACCAGTTGGCATTCGGCATGCTCCAGGCTGTATTGCTGAAACAGTTGCCATTCGGAATGATGCCGGCGCAGTTGGCGATCTGCTGTTCCTCATAGAGGGTTTCGCGGGTGCGATGCAGGATCGCGGCGCCGACATCCTGCCCGTTCCCAAGCAGGAAGCCGGTGGCAAGCGAGGTCGTGCCCTCGCTCTGCAGGCTCGGGGCGTTCAACTGGCCAGTCATGGTATCGCCGGTCTTTTCGACGAAATCAGCCGGCGCGTCCTGCCAGACCACGTCGCCGTCGTCATTCGACGCCTTGGCCAGCACCTGACCTTCGCTGCCGCCATAGGGAACGCCGAGACCAGGTGCGCCATTTTCACCCGGTAATCCCTGCGGACCGAGTGGACCGACCGGCCCCTCTACGCCCTGCGGACCCTGCGCACCGGTTGGTCCCACCGGGCCGGTTTCGCCCTGTGGGCCCTGTATGCCCTGCGAACCGCGCGACGCCAGTAGCGACCAATGCACAGTATCATCCGCTGGCGCCGTGCTGCCGCTCACCGCAGCGATGCAGACATAGCCACTGCCGCCATGCTGGACGGCGTCATCAGCCGCATAAGCGGTTGCGGCCAACCAGCTGCCGCGCCAGGTCAGGCCGCGCGGGCCCTGCGCACCCGTCGACCCGACCGGACCCTGGATCCCCTGCGCGCCAACCGGTCCCTGAAGGCCCTGGACACCCTGTGGTCCCTGCGGACCGGCCTCGCCACGACCAAAATAGATGCCATCCGACCAATCGGCCGCAGTCGCGCTTAGCTTGAAGAAGAGCTGCCCCATATCGGCAGCGAGAAATGCGAAGCCAGCAGCGGCTCCATCATGCGCGGTGCGCTGCGCATAGCTACCGATCGCATCCGGCGTGAACGACTGTCCCGGCGTACCTGCACTACCCTGCACGCCTTGCGGACCCTGAGGGCCGGTTGCGCCCTGAGGGCCTTGCGGACCAGCGGGACCCGCCGGGCCCGGATTGCCTTGCGGACCCGGCGGACCACCCGCACCTTGTGCACCCTGCGGACCCGTCACACCCTGCGGACCGATCGGCCCGGCGATGCCCTGTGGGCCCTGCGGGCCGACCGGACCGGCCGGGATCGATGCATCGCCGATCAGTTTTGGCTGACCATCGCCATCGAAACCCAGCACACGGTTGGCACGCGGGCCGGGTGGCAAGACAAAGTCCTGCGCGGCAGAAAATGCAGCTCCAGGCGCGAGTTTCACGGCGCGGGAGGCCTTTTCATCCACCTGCTGCATCAGCCGTGTCAGTCGCTCGAATTCGGCATTCAGCGCTTCAGCGCGCAACACACCGCCTTCGGCAAACTGTGGACCGCTGGCTAGCCCGACAATGCGCGCAATCGTCACACGCTGACCGAGCTGCGGCGGATTGTCCGCGAAGTTGATGGCGCCGCCAGCGCCATTGCTCAGCAGATCGAGCGTATAGTCGCTGCGCGGGTCATCATCGACCCAGACATGCAATTCGGTGCCACTGGAAACCGGGAATTCAAACGGAAATGGTTGCTGCACGCCAGTGGCGATCAGCTGAATCCTCGGAATGAGTGAAGATGTTGTCATGACTATCTCCGCCGTCTGCGATGATCAGAAAATGCCGAGCTGCCGGCCGAGACCGACGCCGGTTTGAATGACTGATGCTGCCTTTGAGAAGGAATCCGGACGCTGATGGCGGAGCAGGTTGAGCTGCATGCCGTCCTGCAGGCTGCGTATGCTGCGATTCATCTGCTCATCGATTTCTTGCTTTTCCTGCAGGCTCTGCGTCAGCAGGTTTTCGAATACCGCCTCGCCCGAACCATCGCTGGTGATGCCCGACCCGGCAAAGGCAGCGCGTTGCGTTGCAGAGGCGCGCCGCAAACGCTCCTGTCGGTCTTTTTCGGCCTTGGCATGTTGCCGCTGCAGCTCGTTCATGTGGTCCTGCGCTTGCTGCGCCTGCATGGCCTGGGCCTGCGACTGCGCCTTGCGCTGCTGGCCGGCCTGCGCGATCGAACTGGCCGCACCCAGCGCCGTGCTTGCCATCAGGGCTATTTCCATTCCAGACATCAGTCGGCTCCTTTCACTTCAGTGATCACGGAGAGCAGGGTGCAGGGCTGCGGCACGTCCTGGGCGATCCGCCACAGCGGCTGGTCTGCGCCACGCCGCCAACCGAGCCCACGCGCTTCGATATCGCCACTGAAGGCCTCGGGTGCCGCATCCAGCACCTCACCGCTGCGCGCGAATGGCAGGGCGCGCAGGCCGCGACCGATATCGACATGCAGCGCTTTGGTGGCAAAGAGGCGAAAGACCGCGCGCACCAGACGCACGGGACTGCCTTGGCTGGTCATGCTTCCGTTGCCCAGCTCGGCCGGCAGAGGGCGAATCTCATGGGCATAAGGCAGACCGATCTCCACCTTCGAGGCCGGCTGCGACAGCGTTACCTTCCCGCCCGTCACCATTCGGCGGCCCTGCTGCTTGCCATCAGCAACGATCTCAACGGCTGATCCATTGAGATGACCCAGACCACCCCAGACAATTTGCGGCGTGGTCTCGTTGGTCGCGACATGACTGTCGGTAAAGCTGTCGGGGGCGAAATGCTCGATCTGCATTTCGCTGTTGCGGATCACCGCCACATAGATACGATCTTCGACCACAGCGATGGCGCGGAAGACACCTGCGGTTTCGAATACCGTCCACGCTGTGACCTGCTGAGTCCGGTAGACGGTCAGCGCTGCAATGCTGCCATTGCCCATGACAATCAGGAACAGGCGATCGCGCGCGGCATAATCCTGATCCAGCGGATTGTCGAAGACATGACTCGACAGCAGCGCCAGATCGGCAGCCGTGTAAGACTGATCGATATCGGTATAGAGGAATTCGCGCAGCTCACGCCCGTTGCGCGCCACAAATAGTGTTGCGCCATCGACATGGCGCGGCGGAATGGTGCGGTCGGAGTACGAACCCGTCCGTGTCTGTCGTTCCGCCCGCACCTTTGACGGCGTCAGCGGATCGCCTGCCACCATCCATTCGGCACCAGTCGTAAAGACCTGCAGATGCCGGCCAGCGACAACTGACCGGATTGCATCGACCTGGTCGGTCAACAGAGCGAATTCGATCGCTTCATCGTCCAGCGCCTCGCCGAGGTCGAAATTGTCTATATCCGAGGTCTTCGACATCCAGATCCGGTTCGGCAGGTCGCGTGAACCGGCAAAGACGAGACGTTCCTGATACAGCGTCGGCGATACCGGCCAGCCCCGCACCGGCGAGAAGGACGCTTCTTCCCAATCTTCGGTCGCCGTTGTATCGGCCAGGGTCTGCAACACGGTGACATTGGCGATCTTGGTGGTCGACACAGAATCGATCCGCACAGCCTTCTTTTTGATGCGCAGTTGAGTGCTGGCATGGCCCGGCAGGAAGAAGTCATCCGATGCGGTGAGCGTGATGGTGCCACTGGTCGCCGAGGGCACCAGAGTCACATCCTGCTTGGCGAATTTGAAACTGGGCTCGAAAACCGCGCCGCTATCTTTCTCGGTCGCAAAAGTGAAATTCTCGATCTTCCAGTCGTTATGGCTGAATCGCGTGATGCGTTGCGGTCGCATCTCGGGATGGCAGAGGAACAGCGTGTCGGCGCTTTGAGTCCAGGATAAATTGGGCAGCTGCTCCTCGGTCCAGGGCGCATCGCCGTGATACACGCGCTCGGTGTCACGGAAGACATGCAGCTTCTGCGGTGCGAAGACCAGCAGGTAGGTCTGTTCGGTATTGAAGGAAAAGGATGCCAGCCGCACGGCAGCCACACCGTGCAGCGACCACACATGCCTCAGGCCGGGCCGGCGGGTGACGCCGCCGGTCGGGCGCAGAATCACATTGCGCAAGCGGGCGGCGCCATTGGCATAACCCTGCAGGTCAGCGCGGCCCCACAAATCGGGCGCGATCTCGCCCGCAGTGAAATTATTTTTGGCTATCGTGATCTTGGGCATCAGCCGCGCACCTCGACCAGGGTGAAGTCTTCGATGCGACCGGGCTCGGCCTGCTGGCTGTCGATCGCCTTGGCGCGGCGGAATTCGGCTTCGGCCAACTGGTGCAGCAGCTGCGCCCGCGTGGTGCTTTCGGTCAGCGGCAGGCAGAATTCGGCCGCCAGCCGGGCGATCAGCGCGATATCGAAGAAGGGCGGAAAGCCGGTTTCATCGGGCCGGAAAACATAGGTCAGCGTCAGGCTGTCGGTATCGGCCTCGAGCCGGCGCCCGCTGATGCGATAATTCAGGCCGCGGCCCCGTTCGATCACGCCGGCCGACAGCGCGCGCAGAAAATCCGGCGGCAGCTGAAAGGCAAAGCCATAGTCGGCGGTCGGCACCTGCGGCAGGCGCGGCAGCGCCACCTGCACGGTGGCAAAGCGCCAGGGATGCGAGGACAGCAGTGCATCGCGTAAAGACGGATAGAGATGCCGGGCGACTTCCGCCTCGACAGTGGCGTCGTCGAAACCGGTGACCGGCTGGGCGCCGAGCGTGACCAAGGCGCGATTGCATAATTCAATGGCGTTCGATGCCATGGTCTGTTCCTTTTTGTTGGCACCTGGTCGGGGTGCCCTGCCGGATGAGAGGAAGCATCATCGGCAGGGCACCCCCTGGGGCGCGCGCCCAAGTTCGTCACTCAGGCCGCGCGGCCCCGATCGCTGCCGGCATCCGTTCCCGGGATGCACAAGGCAGCGATGGATCAGGCGCAAAAGCTGCGTGATCAGCCCAGCGACAGGTCAGTCGGTGTCGGCACTGCCGAGCGGCGACAGGTCGGACAGGTCGACCTGGCCGTTCTGGTTCGACGCCACGACAAAGATACCGTGCTGCGGCGAACCGCCGACGCCCGTATTGGCGAGAATGAAATCGCCGTTGCGCAGCATCTCGGCGGCAGCGTTGAAGTAACCGGTACCATCCACCGTGGTGGCGGTATCGGGCGTGCTGTAATGCCAGAGCGTGAAGCCGTTGGCATAGCCGAGCACCGACAGGGTTTTCGAGCTGTAGGCCATGGATGCTCTCCTTACACTTCGCGGCAGCGCAGGGTGACGACGCCGGCCGGATCGATCAGCGTGGCGCCCTGGCTCATCATGTTGTTGATGAAATGCGCGGCGCGATCGCCGTGCCAGGTAATGTCGGACTTCACGTCCTGGCCCGAGGCATGGCCCACCGCGGTTTTGTGGTACCAGTGGCAGAAGCGCACATCGTTCTGCAGCGTCAGGCCGCTATGGGCCATCCACAGCGTACCGAGCCACTGCTTGGCCTGCGCACCCTTCCACGGCAGATCGTCTTCGCCGACATAATCGGCATCGGCGAATTCCGGGATATCCAGAAGCTGCGACCACTGGCGCCAGCCGATCACGGCATAGCGCTGACCGTCATCGGGCACATCGGCATCGCCGAGCGCTTCGAAAGCGGCCAGGATCTTGGCCTTGGTCAGGCCATCGCTGTCGCCGCCGGCGAAATGGGTCGACTGGTCGAGCGAACGGATGATCAGCTCATCGGTCTTGCGACCCAGTGCATAGGCGCCGGCATTGACGATCACGTCGCGCTCGTTATGGCCGACCTTCAGTTCGTCCAGCGCATCGAGCCATTCACCGGCATAGAAGTCCTGCAGCAGACATTCGACCGAGCCATGATCGACATTCATCACCGGCACCTTGCCATGGCGGGCCTTGGTGCTGGCGGTGCCCTTACCCACCTTCTGGAAGGTGGTGGACGAGCCCTTCACGGACGTCTTCGAACGCACAGTCGGACGCAGCTTGGCACCCAGCCGCTGATAGGCCTGGTGCACGTCGTGTTCGAACTGGCGGACGAAGGATTGTTCAATCGTCGGCGTCATCTGACGCTCCTTTTCGTTCAACGGTTCACAAAGACCGGTTACCCGGCCGGTTCATGCAGCCCGCAGCGTTGTCCCATCCGCAAAAAGACAGGGCGCTGTCGCCGCCGCGTCCTCCGGCCGCGCCGGGAAATCCCCTTCGCGGTTGTCGGTTGGCGCGTGAAAGAAGAGGACAGCCGGCCACCGCGATGCGACCAGGCGTGCAGCCTGACCGCTGTCGTCGGGGCCAGCCGACGCGATCAGCCCGGATACAGCCTCTTGAAGCCGTCTGTGACCTTGGCGAGGAATTCGGGGTCGCGTTTCTTCCAGTAGCGCGGGTCGCGCATCATGCCGACCAGTTGGTCTTCGCTGAGTGCTGCATCGCCGCCGATTGCGCCGCGCGTCAAAGCCGGATCGCCGTTCTGCATCATCGATTCCAGCGCACAGATGCCCTCGTAAGACGACGCCAATGCATTGAAGACCGACTCGGGAAGATTGCGCTGGCCCCAGGCTTCGAGCGCACGTGCGGTCTCGGCGAAACGCGCCTCGCCGCCATAGCGCTGCAGCAGGCGGTCGCGCTCGCCGCGCAGGCGGTATTCACCTGCCATGCGGCTGAGTTGCGGCACAACATGGTCGCAGGCGAGATCGTAGACCAGCTGCGCCTGGGCCGGGGTGAAGCCGGCCTCATGCAGGCGGCGGTTCACTTCGGCATCCGTCGAAAGCGCGGGATTGGCCAGGGTGATCTCATAGCCATCGGGCGAGTCCGGCACGCCGAGCGCGCGGTTGAAACGCAGCCGCGAGTCTTCGTCGCTGTCATCACCCGGCACGGCGACCATGCCGGCGAGCTTCTGCTCCAGCGCGCGATAGGATTTCACCAGCAGGTCGACACGGATTTCGCCGGTGCGCGGGTCGCGGAATTTCTCCGGCACGGCATCCACACCACCTTCAGTCTGCGTTTCCGCCTCAAGCAAATTGGCTGTCATGGCATTTCCCTTTTTCAGAACGTCTTCAGTGATCATGAAATGTTCTTCACGCCCCCAGCTGGCCGCGCGTGACGAGCTGCTGGATGTAGGCAGCGAGATGGCGCTGGCCTTCCAGATGCCGCAATTCGGCTTCGCTGCAGTCGGGCGCCGGGCGGCGTTCGATGGTGATGCGGCGCAGATGCGCCATCACACGTTCGCCATCGCCGCCGCGGAAACAGCGTGCAAAGGCCGAGGCCAGGTCGCCCTGTAACGGTTCGCTCATCGTCTCGCTCATGGCGCGGCTCCCGGCGGCACCGCCTGCGTCAGTTGCTGCAACATCTGCTGCAGCTGCGGCGCTGCACTGCCGGCGCCTGTCTCGGCCGGCGCCTCGCCCGCCTCGATCAGGAATTCGCCAGGCACACCGAGCGTGCGACCGAGCCAGCGGGCGACGGCGACGCTGTCCACCACCTGCAAAGCCGCCGGACCCAGCGCCTGCAATTGCTGCAGCCAGCTGAGCACGCCCTGCACATCGCCCTGCGCCTGTAGGCGCGCCAGCGGCGACTGCTGCACCAGCGCCACTTCGCGGCCATCCAGCGCAAAGCGCGGGATTTCGCCACGGCGCTGCAGGATCGCGACCGCGCGCAACAGCAGAGGATTCAGCAGCTCTGACTGCAGGCGACCGAAGGTGGCCCCGAGCTGGCGCGCCATCTCGGCCGAACGTTCCATCACTTCGGTGGCTGTCATGCGCGGTGCATCGACCTGGCCGAGCCGGTCGGCCAGCAGGGCGTGTCGGATACGACCGCGCAGGTCGTCGAGCACGATCTGCGAAATGTCGAAACGGCCGGGCGCGGCCAGCGGCGTGAGGCCTGAGGAGCCGACCGCCTTTGGGATGATGGCGCCGGGCACCAGCTTCACATTGGCTGGATTTAGCACGCCGTCATCGTCGGCCTGCCAGATACCGGTGACGGCGATCGACGCATTCTTGAGCACGAGTTCAACCGTCTTGTTTGCCGTCTTAATATCGGGCAGTGCCTTCATCACCGGCGAGCGGCCATAAACTTCGCCCGGCGCCTTGAGCCAGCGGAAAGCGATGAAGGGCGCCTGGTCGAAACGTCCCGCAGTGAGCAGGCGCGCATCATCGGCGAGAGATCCATCTTCCAGCACGGTGGCAAACAGATAGCCGTGCCGAGGCGCGGCAGCGGGCAACAGGCAGTCGAGAATGCCGAGCCGCGAGTCGGGTTCGCGCTGGCGTCGCGCGGTGAACCAGGCCTGCTGCTCCAGCATCGGATAGCGCTGACCGAGTTGTTCGAGCGTCAGCTCCTGGCGGCGGAACACCGTATCGAGCCGGCCGCCGCCGCCCTCATCGAGCGCAAGATCGCTGAGCGGCACGGCGCTGAAGCGAAACGCGCTGGCTTCGCCGAGCGGTGCTTCCTCGCAGGCCAGGCAGGCGGTGCCGGCCACAACAAGATCCAGCATGGCCTGATGCAGTTCGACCGCGAGGTTCGAGCGATCGAACTGTGCCTGCAGCAGTTCGGCGGCACGATCGAGTTCACTGGCCATGGCGCCGCGCTGCTCTTCGGGCACATCACGACCTGGCTGGAAGGCAAACCAGCGCGACCAGGGCGGTGTCAGCTGCGCCAGCAACGTTGCCGCCAGCTGTTCGGCCGCATCGGCTGCCGTGGCGTCGAACAGGCGCTCGGCGACGCGACCGCTATTGCTGCCCGGCGCGGAACTGGGACGACGCGCCGGCAGTGAATAGTCGTAGCAGTCCTGCCACAGCGCCTCCCAGGCGCCACGCTGGCTGCGCAGCCGGTCATATCGACGTCGCAACGCGTCGGGACGCAGCGGATCCGTCTCAGGGTCGTGTTGCGACTCCTGCCCTGCGGTCATGCGATCTGTTCCCGGCATCCCCGTCGTCCTCATTCGCCCAGCAGGCGCTTGCTGCTGCGACTGCTGCTCGCGGCAGCGCCACCGAGCGTGTCGGTTTCAGTGTCATTCACGCCGCGCCAGGAGGTGGCGATGGTTTCGCCCTGGGCACGGCGGCGGCGCTCGCGTGCCGCCTTCTCGGCGATTTCGGCCGCGCTTTCGACCGGCTCCGGCGGGGGCGGCGGCGGGGGAGGTGGCGGCGGCGGTGACGGAGAACTGAAAATCCCACCCATGGCGGCAAATCCCTTCTGGTGATCGACTAGAGGTGTTTGCTATTTGTTCCTATGAAAGCGAGATATAGAACAAAACAAATCCATAATCAAGGGATATTTTCCGCAAATCGAGAAATAGTTCCCATGGTGTTCTTATGGACCAGCTTTGCAGGCCGATCAGGCGCTTCACCACTTCCACGCAGGTAAACGGCAGCGGCGGCGCCAGTCGGCGCGGCGGCGTCAGCACCGGCACAGTGAGGGCGCATTGACCCAGACCACGCAGGTGGCCGGCCAGATCAGCTTCCGCTGGCCAGTCATAAAACCCTTTGATCTCAGTCATATATGCCAAAGGGTCGATCCCGACCCAACCACCCGGCATGGCCATATAGGCGTAGCAGTGGCGAAAACCTGGCTTGAGCCGGCGCAGCTTCGGCAGGCGGGTTTCCTCGGCAAACACCACGACAGCCCGTTCCGGTCTTGCCGGCCCGGCTGCAGCCTGAACTGGCGATGTCAGCCCGGGTTTCGCTGATGATTCGCTCATCTGTTTCACATCCAGACCCGGTGCGAGCAGAACACAGGCGACTTTCGCGCCTAACTACAAGTTATAATTCCTATTATGTTCTCATGTCAAACCCGAAATCAGAGAATATTCCTGTAGGCAAATCTCGCGATTTGCAAGACAATCTTCCCATGCTGACACATCGTGCCATCTGGGCTGCCATCGATGGCCTTGCCGAACGTTATGACCTGACCGCCTCGGGCCTGGCCCGCAAAGCCGGTCTCGATCCAACGACATTCAATCGGTCGAAACGCATCTCGCGCGACGGCAAGCAGCGCTGGCCATCGACTGAATCGATCGCCAAGGTGATCGAGGCGACCGGCGCCAGCGTGCCGGAATTCATGGACCTGCTGAGCGAAAGCGGCGGTGTGCCGCGCAGCACGCAGCGCGTGCCGCTGATCGGCCTGGCACAGGCCGGCAAGGACGGCTTCTTCGACGATGCCGGTTTCCCGACCGGCGAAGGCTGGGAGAAAGTGCCCTTCCCCGAGATCGGCGATCCACAGGCCTATGCACTGGAGATCAGCGGCGACAGCATGCTGCCGGTCTATCGCGACGGCGATATCGTGATTGTGTCGCCGGCCGCCAGCGTGCGCCGTGGTGATCGCGTGATCGCCAAGACCACCCAGGGCGAAGTGATGTGCAAGCTGCTGTCGCGCCGCACGCTGACTCGTGTCGAACTCGCCTCGTTCAATCCCGCCTATCCCGAGCGCGGCTTCGACGTGCAGGACATCGCCTGGATCGCCCGCATCGTCTGGGCGGCGCAATAA